TATCAACAATGGCGTTTAACCTCAACGGTTTTAACTTCAACCAATCAATTGTTACTCCTCAAGGACAAGTGATTAACACTTGGGCTGACATTCTCAATCGTGCTGGCCTCGGTTTCGAGGTGATGCACGAGCGTAATGCTCACAATTTCCCTCTAGACCTTGCTACTGCAGAAGCAACTCCTGTTGCCCTTACTGCACCAGCTATTGGCTGAGGTACTTGACAAAACTACCCAAACCACCTACAATACGTAGGTGGTTTTTTTATTGACTATGGCTAAGTATAATGTATGGATTAGTTGTGGCGAAAGCTCTTGGCATCGAACGTACTTTAATGAACTAGGAGCTGTGCAACTTACCCAAGAACAAGTTGATAAGTACTTTACATTTGATGAGGATGGGGTAATTCAATTTGATGCTGATTTGTTGGCAGAAAAAACAGATGTGTGGGGAGAAGAAAGTGATCTTCCTACCTGGGACACTATTACGGATGGTTGTATCGGCTGGGGTCCAGACACTGACGATCAAAACATTGGCGTTTGCTTAGCCGATGATGAAGAAAATCAAATCTGGATGTCGCCAATCAATCAACTTACATGGTATTCCAAAGAAGAAATTGAGGATGGAGTTCCTCAGGAAGATGAAGTCGATACCGCTGTTGGTAGAATCTTCTATGAAATGAACGAATCTGAGGGAGTATGGATTCTGTATAATTCTTACGAACGAGGTAGTTACATTGGTGAATTTGAACTTCCTGATGGGGTGGAGTTTGATCCTAAAAAACTCGTTGTTAACGTCACTGAAGTTGCTGACTCGTGGACTATTGTTACTGGTATTGAGTATGATGGTGAAGACGTTTATTGTGATGGCGACACCATAGGCAAGGGTATTGATTGGTATGTTTATTATAAAGGACAATTAGAGAGCTTTAGATAAATGAAAATAATAATTTATAAAATATCAGGATGCAAATATTGTGTAAAAATTGAAGAATTAATGCATCGAGCAAATTTAGAATACAAATCTATTCATGTCGGAAAAGATATGACAAGACAACAATTTTCTGAATTGTATCCATCAGCAACTGGATTTCCATATACAATTATTGACGGAGAACCAGTTGGAGGTTTGGTGGATGTTGTTAAATTATTTGTAGAAAAAAAGTTGATCTCTTCCAAAAATGAATGACAAAACTAGGATAAATAAGGGTATGGAGCTAATGCTCAGGAGGGAAATTAACAAATCAAATGCAAAAGGATTTTTAATACAAAAAACTATTTCCTTCCTGAAAATAAAATATACCATAAAATTTGAATTCAAATGGGAAGGACAATAAACCTCTAGAAAAAGGAGAATCATATGTCTATCTCAGTTATATTATTTTTTTCAGCATCATTAATGGTTTTATTTTTAGCTGTTGGGATTACAATTGGGTGGACAGTAAACGAGTTCGCTTATAATTATCTTGCTAAACCAAACTCCTTCCAGACACATCCAGAAATGTATGATGAAGATGGTATTTGGATTAATGAAGAACTTTTATCAGTTAGATTTATCGATGATGAAGAAGAATATGAGGAGGAGGAGGAAACCGATTAATGATTATAATTGATATGAATCAGATTATGATATCAAATCTGATGATGCAAATAAAAAGCAAAGAAATGGATGAAGATCTTGTTCGTCATATGGTCTTGACTAGTTTAAGATCATATGAAAGACAATTTCAGTCTGAATATGGTGAAGTAGTTTTAGCGTATGATTCTAAAAATTATTGGCGCAAATCTTATTTCAGTTTTTACAAACAAAATAGAAAAAAAGATAGAGAAAAATCTAATCACAATTGGAAATCAATATTTGAATTATTGAATAAAATACGTGATGAGATAAAACTATACTTTCCATATAAAGTTATTGAAGTTGATGGTGCTGAAGCGGATGATGTTATTTCTGTATTGTGTAAAAATAAAACAAAGGAAAAGATTATAATTCTTTCTGGAGATAAAGATTTTATTCAATTGCAGAAATACCCTGGAATATATCAATACAACCCAGCTACAAAATCTTACATAGTTACCGACAATCCATATATGTTTATAAAAGAGCATATAATAAGAGGAGATAAATCGGATGGGATCCCAAATATTTTATCTAAGGATGATGTATTTGTATCTGGAGAAAGACAAAAACCAATTAGTCAGAAAAAAATTACTAAATGGTTGGAAATAGAACCATCTAAATTTTGTGAAACAGAAGAGCAATATAAAAATTATTGTAGAAATAAAGTTTTAATTGATTTTGATTGTATTCCACAAGAAATAGAGAATAAGATACTAAAAGAATACAGCTCCATAAATATATGTGAGAAAAAAGTACCATTGGATTATTTTTCCAAACACAAACTAAATGATTTGATGCAAGATTATTTTTTTCGTACTAGTAAATCGCCGTTTGAAAAATGAAACTATTAATTTCTGAAGTGCTTCAAAAAGTTAGTAATGCTAAAACTAAAGCAGAAAAAATAACATTGTTACGAGAGCACAGCACTCCAGCTTTGAGGGCAATTCTCATTGCTAATTTTGACGAAAGTATTGTATCAATGCTTCCTGAAGGGGAGGTCCCATTTGTTCCAAATGATGCACCCAAAGGAACTGATCATACTGTTTTAGAAAAAGAATATCGTCGGCTATATGTATTCTTTAAAGGTGGATCTTCACTAAGACAATCTCAACGAGAAAATCTTTTTATTCAAATGCTTGAGGGATTGCATGAAGAAGAAGCTCAGGTTTTAGTTTTGATTAAAGATAAAGCATTGGGTAAAAAATATAAAATTACTAGAGCCTGCGTGGAAGAAGCGTTCCCACAAATTCAATGGGGAGGACGTTCTTGACTATTAGGATATTACATGAGAAGTGTGATAGAAAAATAGCCGATGATCGTACACTTCCTTACAATTCTTATCTAGTAGAATATCAAACAAAATCTGAAATTAATTATGACATTGTTATATGTAATAAAAAAATAGAAATATTTGATTATTATTGGGATCGTTATAGAGAAGGGTTAAAGTCTTTTAAACAGACCGAAGGACGAATTAATCCAAAACTGTGGTCTGATCAAAAGAAAACTGAAAAAAAGAGAAAGTAAATGGGAAAACATTATTTACTAAATTTATATAAGTGCTCGTTGTCTCTTCTCGACAACGAGTTTTTTCTATGCGATTTGCTTGAAAATGCTGCAGAAGCATGTGGCGCTCAGGTATTGCAAACTATGTCCCATCAGTTTGACCCCCAAGGCGTAACAGCAATTTGTTTGTTATCTGAAAGCCATATTAGTATTCATACTTGGCCAGAAAAAGGGGAAGCTGCAGTGGATGTATTTACTTGCGGTGATTCTGAACCAAAGATCGCTTGTGATATAATTATTGAGCAATTAAAAGCACAACAATATGACTTAGAATTTATACAAAGATAATTGTAACAAAAGATACACAATTACTTGTATAATTAGTATGGGTATTATATAATATCCATATCGTTCATCGCTAAATAGCGACGGAAGTAAGCCGACTCGGAACGGATCGTTCATCTATGGAAGCACTCATTCTTACTTGCTTACAAGCTCAACTAATTGTCGGAAGAGTTCAGAAACAGGACATTCCATATCAAGCAAAGAATGATTTAATTTGGGAGATCAAACAGATCTCTCCAAAGACGTGTAAAATAGACGCAAAAGCCGACTGAAGGAACGCTCTTTAACCTAAAAAACTAAGGAGAAAACCTAATGTCACAAGCAACCTATAGAGGGTGTCAGTACAATACTGATACAGCCAAAGAGGAATATCGTCAGTGGTATTCACAAACACATGCACCATCACATCCAACAAACACTTATCGTGGTATTGCTTATCGTCCTTGTAATAATCAGGAGGTAGCAAAATGAACTGGTTAAATATTATTCGCAATCAAATTGTGAAACAAAATAAATTGAAACAAGCACAGCTTGCAATGGCAATGAAATAAATTAGAGGAGGGCTTGACACCCCTCCTTTTTTGTGTTATGATATGAACAAATCTGCTTTGATACTATGGCATCATTAAAGCGAACTATACAAACGCTTACTAAAGCGTTGCAAGATCCTAGATATAGTCATGATCAATATCTGGAAATTGTAAAACGTAGGTACGAAATTAAAAAACTTAGAAAAAATCTTCAAAACTATGAGCGAGCAACCCGTGGATTTGGATACGCAATTGATCCAGCGATCTTTGAACAACCAGTCAGTGAAATTAGTGACAGTGACGCCGAAGGCAGAGGAGACGATGGCGTATATAGCGAGGGTGAGCAACCCGAACAATCAGGACAATCCGAAGATCTCGGGGCTTCTTAAGTATTGTATTCAACACGGTCACTGGAGCGTTTTTGAACAAGCACACATGACTCTTGAAATCAATACAACTCGGGGACTGGCGGCACAAATTTTACGTCACGCTTCATTTAGATTTCAAGAATTTAGCCAACGTTATGCTGACACTAATCTTTTAACTGGCGAGATTCCTATTCCAGAACTTCGCCGTCAGGATACTAAGAACCGCCAGAATTCTATTAATGATCTTGATCCTGAACTTGTACTTTCTTTTCAACGTCGTATCAAGATGTTGTTTGCTGAAGCACAAGAACTATATGATGACATGATTGAAGCCCAAGTGGCAAAGGAATCAGCAAGGTTTGTGTTGCCTTTGGCAGTACCAACAAGAATTTATATGACTGGCTCCATTCGTTCGTGGGTACATTATATAGAATTACGCTCAGCAAATGGCACTCAAAAAGAGCATATGGAAATTGCTGAGATGTGTAAAGAAATTTTTGTTACACAATTCCCAACTGTCGCTGAAGCTTTGGAGTGGAACTAATGCCTACCTATCCTGTTGTACATAAAGAAACTGGAGAAAAGAAAGAACTCTATATGTCAATGATAGAGTATGATAAATGGAAAAAAGAAAATCCCGAATGGGATAAAGATTGGTCAGCTGGCGTTGCTGGTGTTGGCGAAGTCGGTGATTGGAGAAACAAAATGGGTAAAACACACCCTGGATGGAATGATATTATGAGCAACATGTCAAAACTACCTGGATCACAAGTGGAGTGGTAATATGCCTAGAGCAAGAAAAAGAAATCAACCAGATATTAATGGTATGAGTGTCAAGCAATTGAAGAGAAGGAAGCCAATCAACTATGATTATCTTCTCAACATTGAACCTCTTACGGATAACCAAAGGGTTATGTTTGAAGAGTATGGTAAGGGACAAAACCTATTTGTCTATGGAGCTGCAGGTACAGGTAAAACATTTGTTGCCATGTACCTTGCTCTTCGTGATGTGTTAGATGAAAACACACCATACGAAAAAGTTTACGTAGTAAGATCTCTAGTTGCTACACGGGAGATTGGTTTCCTCCCAGGTACACATGAAGATAAGTCTTCTCTTTACCAGATTCCATACAAGAATATGGTAAAGTATATGTTTGAGATGCCAGATGATGCTTCTTTTGATATGCTCTATGAGAATCTAAAGCATCAAGAAACTATTTCTTTCTGGTCTACTTCTTTCCTACGTGGTACTACACTTGATAAATCTATTGTCATTGTAGATGAATGCCAGAACCTAAACTTCCACGAACTTGATTCTATTATCACTCGTGTTGGTGAAGATACTAAAATTATTTTCTGTGGCGATGCTAGTCAGTCTGACTTACAACGTAGTAACGAACGTTCTGGTGTGATTGATTTCCAAAAAATTCTTCAGCAAATGAAAGAAGTTTCTCTTGTTGAATTTGGTGTTGAGGATATCGTAAGATCTGGTTTGATCAAGTCCT